CATAGATTCAAACAAGTCACCTTGTGCAACTTTAGGTGCAGCTTTCTTAGGAGCTTGTTTAGCAGAACCCTTGATTACTTCTTTAAGTATTTTACTGAGAGCCACTTTGCTTTGCTCCTTCCATTAATACCTTAGTAAGAACATCAACCCCTTTCATAGCTTCTGTTTGATCAAGCTGCTCTTGCGTCTTAATCAAATCAGCAATAAGCTTTAGGGCTTCGATTGCACGTTTGTTATTACGATCAGCTTCTTTTTCGTCAGCTTTCAAGGTATTTTCTGCACCAATCTTATAGGCATCAAGAGAAAGCTTCTGTTCTTTAAGGTCAAGGTCACGTTGCTTGAGTGCGCCTTCGACAGCTTCTTTGGCAAGTTGTGCCTGTACTTTTTGCTGTTCAATGTCAAGACGTTGTGCTTCCATTTGAACCATTGCTTGCTCTGGTGTAGGACCAGCTTGAGAAGCGGCTTGGTTTGCTTGCATAACTTGCTGTGCAGCTTGAGCCATAACCATTTCAATAATCTGTGGGTTCTGAGCATTTGGATCACCCGCAGGTGCCTCTGCCATCATACCACGTGTTACACCTTGTATTTGTTCCTGATACTTCATAATCATATGCTCTTGAATGTTTGCCTGAAGGACAGGAGCAATACGTTGCATCATTGGGTTTCCACCATTCATAGGATCTTGCATGTACATAGTCTTGATTTGAATATGTGCATCATGATTTTGTCCAGCAAATGCTTTGATAGGCAATCCTTTAACTGCTGCTTCAATATCTGACACAGGGTCAAGAGGTTGTGCTGCCAGTTTACTTGGAAGGATCTTATCAATGTTAGGGATATTAGCCGCATGTAATAATGTACGGTTTAGTTCTTCCATGTTGTACATGCCCGGAGGAGCCGTTTGAGCCAACTGCATAGCCATCTGTGTCATCATAAGACGATGTGCGGATGACGGAATGTTTGGATCACTGACAGGAACAACGTCTACCCGCCCATCGAAGTCACGCCTAAAGACATTTTCTGTAATACCTGGTACATCATATGGATACTTATTAGGCAAGAACTCATAGTTCAAACGAGCAAGAATTTTAAACTCGTCTTTTTGTGACTTATGTAGACGCTTATGAATAGCTGAGAAGAACTTGCTAGATGCTTCAAGCAATGCCATAGTCGTACCGACAGGACCATAGTTAGCCCCATCTGTAATGACTTGCTCAGTCGTATCTGCAAACTTCTGACCTGCCGCTGCAATAAACTGTAGCAACGTAAACAATGTACTTGAAGGTTCTTTATAAGGTAAAGGCACAATAGACTTGGTAAGATCCATGCCTGTTGCTTCTACTTCCTTAAATTCACCCGGAGCCACTGGATCGTTGTCACCTACAATACGTACACCCTTGGCTTTAAATCCACCAGGCAAGTTAGCAAACTGTCCTGCGTCAATAAGGTTACGCAGTGCTGCAGTTGCAGACATGGTAAGGTTGCCAAGGAAATGGATAAGACCTAGACCATAAAAACCAAAGCCCGGAACAAACCGATAATGTGTAAAGAACATTTTCTTTTTCTTTGTTTTGTCATCTTCATTCCAGTTACGGCGAATAGACAAAACCATACGTGACTGTTCTTCTACAGTTACAATGTAGGGACAGGCATACCCATGATCTTCAATGTCCAGATAACAGTGCTGTTCAAGCAACACATACTGAGGATCGTCATCGCCTGAAGGTGACAAGCCTAGAACTGTGTCCATCTTTTCAGTAAGAGCAGACTGTTCTGGTTGTTTAGCTTCTGGCAGATCTATTTCGGCGTACATGCCTGCTTCAATCTGACGATACAGTTCGTGTGGACTGCGATAGATTACATGGGTATACCTGTCAGCCCTGCGTAAGTCTGTGGCATAGTAGGACACGTAGAATTGATCTATGGGAACAAACTCACTAACAGGGCGTTCTTCTGCTGCGTCATAGTAAATTTTCTTAAACGCAGAACCTATGAGTGGAAGATGGAACAGCATCCTCTCAAATTCATCAAAGTATTCGGGCATTTGTTCAGTCAACTGATAGTTCATAAAGTTCTGAACACGTGATGCCTGACGTTGTTTTTCTTCTGTAGCATCGCCTAATACCTGTGTCTTTACAGGTCCAGCGGCTGGGAATAATTCTTGGGAAGCTCTTGACTGAAACTTTACTGCGGATTCAATAAGCAATGGATGCACTGCAGTTGCTGCACCTTCAAATGGTTCTGTAGTTTCGTCAAGCTTAAGACCAAGCAGATCAAAGCCACGTTCAAACATAGATTCCCATTCAGATCTGGAATCTCTGTCTGCTTCAAACTTTTCACATACCTGATTACCAATGTCTAGTAGTTCATCTTCGTCCAGAGTTTCAACTAGGTTTTCATAGAAGCCGCCTTTTTCCATTACGGCAATACCGTCTTCGTCAATCTCAACTTCTACAGAGCCGAAGTCTACTTCGACTTCGCCTGTTTCTGGATCTATTTCAATACTTACATTGTCTGTGGGATCTCGTTCAACATCCAGTGCAATGACATTGCTTACTGGTGCGTCAACCTCATAAGGGTTCTTCTCTGTTGCCATTATTTACGTGTCCTTGTAAATTAGTATTAATCAATTTTTATATTATACTCTTAAGCTCTCCAATATGCAACCCTCTTTTTTGTTCTTGGCTCGTCTTCCCAATTAGGATCTTCAGGGTGGATAAGGTTCCAACTGTCCTTCATGTAATGAATAGCCATAGTCATACAGTCAACTTGGTCATCGTGTGCGCCGTTAGGGAATGACATACACTCTTCAAACAAATCGTCTGCAAATTGTCTGTCTTTTGGTAGCCACACACGCCCTGATTCCATCATAGGCGTTGAAGCGTATACCCTTGCAACCTTGTCACGGTCAGGTAGATAATCCAGTACAGGTAGACCTGCCCTTCTCATATCCTGTATAAGGGATTGTCCTGAAGCTTTCTTTTCAATAATACAAACATCGGGTCTATACTCCTGATATAATTCTTGGGCAATCCTACGCAGTTCAGGATATTCAAACCTCCCCCGGATGTTACCTAGGAGAATTAGATTGGATGTAATATGCTCACCACCGTACTCGTCTTTTTCAAACTGACTAAAGATACCCCACGTCTGGATAACGCTGTAGTCGGCAGTCCTGCGGGTACTAAAGGCCGTGTCATAGGTCTGGATAATAAAGTCACAGTTAGGTGGCTCGTCATCTTCCCACCAGCTAACCCAACGCTTCTTAATAATACCACCGTCATCTGGACTAGGATCTTGCATATACAAAGAGTTCCAGTACCTTGCACCGTTGGTTGCTCGTATTTCCTGTTCGTCAACCCTAAGAACTTCGTCAGGTTTCCACTCAGGGAAGTACGAAGTACCTTCTGGTAGTCCTAATAAGTCTGCAGCTTCCTCGTCAAGCCATGCAGGTATACTAATAACTTCCCATTTGTTTGTTGTTTCTTCTACCTTACTCTCTTGTTTCAATAGCCAACCACAAAGATCGTCATAGTGATACCTAGTATTGACAATAATAATAGAACCGTTAGGCATGATACGTGTACGTAAGCCTGCAGGATACCATTCCTTGATATACCTACGTCCTGCCTCGCTAAATGAATCCTCTTCAGACATTACGTCATCCAATAGGGCTACGTGTGCGCCACGACCAGCTACCTGGCTTCGTACACCTGCTGCATAATAGGAACCATTCTGGTTTGTTTTCCATTTACCTGCTGCTTTAACGTCACTACGTAGTGCTACACCTCTAAAAATCTTTTGAAACTTCTCAGTATTGACAATATCCCTGACAGTTCTACCAAAATCACTGGCAAGCTGGTCAGAGTGAGACACTGACATAATTTCATGGTGTGCAAAGTTACCAATGTACCATGCAGGAAACAATTTACTACAGATTACCGACTTAGATGAGCGAGGTGGTAGGAATACCATCAGTCGTTTGGTAGATCCGTCCACAACTCCCTGTAGCTTTTCACATAATAACTCAATATGCCTACCCATTTGGAAGTCTGAAACAATTGTGGGTGCGAATATTTTGACAAAGGTTAGGAAATCATCCTTGGCTTTGTAGTTATTATAGTTATTAATCTTCTCTCGCAGGGTTAAGTAGGCTGACACACCCTGAATATCAGGGAGTTCTTCATTGGTATGACTATCTAACATTAAGTAGGTGTACCTTTTTTAATTTGACATTTATATTTTATTCCTATAACCGGAGGTGTTCTTTCATCAGAAACAAAATCACTAACCATCTCGGTTATTCTAGCTTTACAAGACATTTCTGTTCTGTGCAAACCTCTAGTGTCTGTCAATTCTATACATTCTGTAGAGATTAGACAAACTAAAACTAACGCTTCAAACATAATTAATCCTTATGTGTTGTATTTTTATCACACTCTTTAAAAAATGTACTGGTTGACAAACAAAAGTATACCATAGCTATTGACAATCATACAAGTGAATGTTATAATACCTATATAGTTATTAAGAGGTTTGTAAAAGATAGTAATAATAATAAATAATGATAACAAACTCTAAAGAGTTCTAAAGAACTATATAGACTATTAAGCCCCGGCTGTCCCCCATGTCTATTAGGAACGCTAATATACCTCATAGGTATCCGTGTTTTTTTATTTCATCTATTTTTCCCTACATCATCCGTCAAAAAATTGACAGTATCTATAGAGATTTCTGTAGGTACCCTTTTTGTGTTGCTAAAATGTCACAGTCAATGATTAAAGACCCTTGTTTTTTTGAAAATATGTTTGGGGGTGTCTTTATATATTCTGTAGTCTGCGGATTTTTTTGGTGGGGGTGTCAAAACTTTGACGCTTCTATTGAGAACAAATCGTGAACAAAAAAAAGTCAAGCAAAATCTTGTCAATAATTTGACGTGTCAAAACTTTGACGCCTGGAAAAGAACAAAACGAGAACATCAGGTTTGTCAAGTCAATAATTTGACACTTAGGCTACCCTATATAATAAAGCAAAGACTAACTAGCCACCCCATGCCTAACAAGTTTAGCCATGCCTAACATTTGCAGCAAAGCCTAACAAGGTTTGAGTAGTCTAACAAGGTTTGATCATACGAAACATCTGTATAGTGTATCTTTGCAGCAACAGTGTTGCATAAATGTCACAGTCTATCTATTTGTTTTAGCGTGTTACTACACTGAAACAACCTGTGTTAGCGTGTTAGCACATTAAAACGCTTTTATATATATTATAAAGTCAAAACCAGTATTCCCATGATTAACCAGAACGAAACAGGAACGAACTAGGAACGAAACAGGAACATTCCAGTTTTTCAAAAATCACCCAAAATAAAATCCAATAAAATCAATGACATACAAAAAGGGCTTTACGCTGCTTTTTTTTTCGTTCATAACATAACCACAACAACGAAACAGAAAGCGATTAAGACAATGGCAAGGCAACGATTAAACCCACAAAGGCGCAAGGCGTTAAGAGTTAGGCAAAGCCTATCGCATAACATACCTAGCCCCATGGGGCAATTTGAAAGCCTATCACATAGGGGCTATGTATGCCAAAATTTGGCAAAGCCTATTGAGCCGTTAACGACAATTGCGGAAAGGTTAAGAGTTAAACAAGCGCACGCTAGGTAGTACCTAGTCCATATATAGGGCTTGAGTGTCTGCAAAAGACCCGCCCGCATGTTGAGAGTTAATATAGGCTTGCAATGTCTGCAAGGCACTAGGCGACTAGTGTATCCTTTCATCTACATGAGGTCTATTATGCTTAATTTTCTGACAGATACACGCAATAACCATTACCCAATTGGTGATGGCCGTTTGGCATTTTTTACAAAAGGCGGGTATGTTTCGACTAATCGTGCATATTTCCACGTTGGACGTAATAAAAAATCCGGTCAATTCGTCAAACGCCATTGGCTTTTGAAAGTTACTCGCAAGGTGGTTAGAGGTTACTAATCGGACTGCAATGGGTTTTCGATAATCCATTGCAAGCCTATATTAACTTGAAACAAAAGGATTTGAAATGTTCAAAAATCATCAAACAAAAATAGGCCAGGCCTGCGCTTCAAGCCCTGAAGCCATTGCTGACACTATGATTTGCGTCATTAATTCTATTCGCACCCATTGGTATTTGGTTGGTAATATGAATATTGACGTGAAACAAAATGGTTTGGATAGCAGATATCTAAACAACGCAGTAAAGGCAAAAGCCTATAAATATATCCAGCGGAATAAAAAAGATATCCATGCAAGATTTGCTGATTATCAGGCTGGTAAAATTGATCTTCCCGATCTGCTTTTATATGTGGCATCGTGTCCTAATCTTGGACTAGCAAAAGCAGGTTTCGTAATCCAATTGGCTCTTGGCGAAATAGGCTGTTTAGATAGTCATAACCTACAGCGGTTCGGATTATCTGCCAGCACGTTCAAGTATGGTGCGAATGCTTCATATGCTTTGATGCGTAAAAAGGCAGAATTATATATAGACACCTGCGAAAAGCTAGGCGGGTGCGAACACCTATGGGATAGCTGGTGCGACTATCTGGCAACGGTACACCCGACAAAATATCGTGATGGCGAACACGTCTCGCAAATGCATGTTGATTTCATACTAGGTAAATGAAAGGTGATATAATGTCTGCAATAAATTATAATGATGGTTATGATACCTTCAGGGTTGAATTGAAAATGAAATCTGGGTGGGTCAATTGTTATGGTGACAAGGAATATGCCACGCTTGGCTGGGCTGGTGTGAAATGCCAAGACATTCTTGACCTTGGATATACTGCCCGAATTGTCAAATATGAAAATGGTGAATGGAAAGAGGTAAAAGAATTTGATGACGATGATGTTTGCCGGAATGGTAAACCAATAGCAGAATGTGAGTGTTGTTAGATGGAATATGTAATACTGCAACTGATTATCTTGGGTGTATATATTGTAACCAATATGTAACCTGAAAAAAATCCTGGAATTTATAGGCGAGAGCTGCAACTTAGGAGGTTATGAAATGTGTTGGGGAAAAATTGAGGGTTTGCCGTTTGGTTTTGAAATATTAGAAGACCCTGACGGCTGGAACTTAGTTAGACATGGAAAATTTTTAGGGTGTCGTGAAACAATAGAAGAAATTTTTGATGTGATGTGTAGGCTTCATATGTCACAAATTGAAAATCCTGCATCAACTTAGGAGGTTATGAAATGAGAATAACACAACACATGTTGGAAAATAGATTGCAAAGAATTAACCAGAGGCTGGGCAGAAGCTATGGCCTTTGCTGTAAAGCCTGCTATGGTGGTTGGGAATTAACAGCCAACAAAGGTTCGACTATAATCTATGGGCGTGTACCAGCTAGGGAAATGTTCCGATACCTAGATGGTTTAATCAATGGAATTGACATGATGGAAGGGGCATACAAATGCAAATGAAACTCGATATGATGGATGAAGATTTGATGGACATGCTAGACGATACAAGTGTGTTGACATTAGAAGAACTATCTGGTATGTCAGGTAGATCAATCAGTGAATTAATCGAAATGAAAAGAGAGATGCAAGAAAATGGATAGAACAACAGCAAAAATTCTTCGTGAAAAACTAAACAACTTATTTGCCGAACATGGCATTGAAGGTTTTGAAATTGACGTAGGCAACGCAAGCTATGATGATGTGTCTGTAACATTCAAGGTTGCCTTGACTGAATCAGGATCAGGATCGAAAGAAGAACGTGACCTTGAAAAATTTGCAGGTTTCTATGACCTCGACACAACAAAAGTTGCAGACCTAAGAGGTAACAAATACAGCCTTGTAGGATACAAGCGTAGTGCCAGAACTAAATGCTGGATCATTCAAAAGCTGGGCGTTGGTGAAAGCAACAACAGATATGTCACTGACACTGACACCGCCAAAAGATTATTCGGAAAGGATGCTTAACAATGAATGTACTATCACTGTTCGATGGGATGTCTTGTGGTCAGATTGCACTAGATAAGCTAGGCATAAAGCCTGACCACTATTTTGCAGCCGAAGTGGACAAGTACGCCATCCAAGTAACAAAGGCTAACTATCCCAATACCATACACCTTGGTGATGTGAGGGATGTTATGTGGCCTGAGACATTTGAAGGCATCAAGATTGATCTATTGATCGGTGGTAGTCCATGCCAAGGCTTCAGCTTTGCTGGCAAGCAATTAAATTTTGACCATCCCCAAAGCAAACTATTCTGGGAATATGTACGCCTACTAAAAGAATGTAAGCCTAAATATTTCCTGCTTGAAAATGTACGAATGAAACAAGAGAG